AGGTTGAAAGATGACTTAAAACCTAAATACTTTCTCATGGAGAATGTACCTATGAAACAGGAGTCACAAGATATTATATCTGAATATCTTGGTGTTAAGCCTGTGATGATAAACAGTAGTTTATTTTCAGCACAGAATAGAAAGAGATTGTATTGGACTAATATACCCTTTGACACAATGCCTACGGCAGATAAATGTATAGTGTTGCAGGACATACTAGAGGAAGATGGCATAGCTAATGAAGCTATGACTAATAAACTAGGTAAGTCACATTGCATTACGGCACGATATAATGGTGCAGTATGGTGGAATAGTATCCAACGTAAGCAACGTACTATGGTACAAGTGGGCGAAGCTGATACTATTAATGGACATGATATACTCAAACGTATATACTCACCTAGTGGGAAAGCACCCACACTTAACACTATGGGTGGTGGGAATAGAGAACCAAAGGTTGCCATAGGTAGGATTGTTAATCGTAGATTAGATGAGCATGGTGTCCGTAAAGATGGGCAGTTAGACCTACCATTTACAAAACAATTAGAAGTCAGTGATACAGGCAAGTCAAATTGTTTGACTACGTTCACAAAAGATAATGTTCTTGTGAACGGAATGCAATGGAGAAAGCTAACACCTCTTGAGTGTGAGCGATTGCAAACTGTACCTGACAACTACACGAATCATGTGTCCAATAGCCAACGATATAAAATGTTAGGCAATGGTTGGACAGTTGATGTAATTTCACACATAATGAAAGGAATAAAAAATGATATATGAAATAGGAGTTACAATAAATAATATACATAAAACAAACTGTACATTTTCAGATGATGATATGCAGAAAGCTGATTACAAAGGAGAACCTATAACCTTTGGATTAGATTTAGTGCAATCACAACACCCTAATACAGTAATTGAATTTGATTATATTAAGGAGTATGATAATGACGTGGACTAAACCTAAAGCAAAGAGGTGGCAAGATGCTGAACTATACGAAGTATATTGGAGTGGTAGGCTACCTCGTAGTGGATACAGGAAAACATGGGTATTGTTTAAACGTAAGTGGGTTTGGCTGCGTGAAGCAGGTAATGTATACAATGATATACATAAAATAACACTCGCAAACTTTAAACTTATGCCACATTGGACTGACAAAGAATGGCAAATCAAACGTAAAGATTGGCAAGAAAGAAACTTTAAACCAATAAAAAGGAGAAGGTAATGATGATAGCTGAAGCATTATTTTGTTTAGCACTCAACGTATATCACGAAGCTAAAAACCAATCTATGATTGGACAGATAGCAGTAGCACAAGTAGTGATGAACAGAGTGTATGATGAGCGATACCCTAACACAATATGCGAGGTGGTGGAGCAAGGACCAACTTACAGTTGGAAGCCTGACTTTCCAGTTCGTAACAGATGTCAATTCAGTTGGTATTGTGATGGTAAGAGTGACACACCTAGAGACCTAGATGCATGGGAGAAAGCCATGCTAGTAGCTAGTGGTGTATATCATGGTCAAGTGTATGACCTAGTAGAGGGTGCAACACACTACCATGCACATTACGTGACACCTGAATGGGCAAGTACCAAGACATACATTACACGTATTGAAGACCACATATTTTACAGATGGGATATTAATTATGAATAAATTTATATATGATTGTTGGAATGTCGTTATGAATTATGAACGCAATCCACTAAGTAACATACAGGACCTGCACGTAAGGCACATGGTCATGCAACTACTAGCATGGATGTGGTGCATAGCATTCTCTTTGTGGGTAGGTAGTATGTGGGTATTTGGTTTGACTGCTGTCATACACCTTATACTTATCTTTGCTATTGTAGTAACAGTAGCAGTATTTGAAACAGCTAAACGTAAATCAACTTACTTTGACCATTGGTATAAAGAACGTGGTTTAGGTAGAGGAAATGGGGGTGAACATGAATGATACAGTAATAAATCTACAAGAATTTAAAGATGGTGTTGCAGATGGTTTGCTTGAGGGTGTTAGAAAAACTTTCAATAGCAGTAGAGTATCTGATGCCTATAAACAAGGCTATGATTTTGGTCTTTATCTATATAATGAACAACTAGAGGGAGAAGAACATGAATAGATTTATAATAGAAGATACACCACAAGAGATTGCACAATCTTTGTGTGACCAACATATAGTGAAGATGCCACTAGAGGAGGCTCAGATGTTGTGTACTACACTATGGCATCATGCACCTAGTTATGCAGAGGAAAAGGGTTTGTATAAACCTGTGCATCAAAAGCATCCTTGTACACTATGGGCAATGGAATGTCGCATGAATTATATGTGGGCAACCAACTTGTATATATCAATGCTACAAGAATATAATAAGCGATATAAAAAAATTCATGGTGCAAGTAAACACTATGATGCAATAGTTTTAGGTGCAGAATATATACCTGACACTACAACATCTATAACACTACACCCACAATGTTTTAGTGGGATGGATGAACTAAAGACTGATGAGTTCTATCCTGTCAAAGCGTATCGTGCTTTCTACATAGCTGACAAAGCTAGGTTTGCACGATATAGATATACACAACAACCTACTTGGATGAAAGGAGTAGCATTATGAGAGATACAAAAAATCAATTCAAGGTAAACTTGGACAACAAAGATATATTAGTAACTGAGGAGCAACGTATGGAGTTCCTACGGCTGCATAACAAATTAAAAGAAACTATTATGTACATAGAGGAGTGTAAAGATATTACTATATCACAAGTAGCTATGCTTGAGGAGTTGTTACATCACTTACACAGTTCTTTAAACTTTGCACCACAAAAAGATTCTGAAACAGATACACCTGCCATGTACAGAGATTACGTATTGTCTTCAGATGAAACAGCTTGGCAACGTGCATACTAATCTTTGGACAAAGGCTGAAGTTGTTGCATTTTTGCAACACGCATATAGTAAATTTGAATACAGGAATGTGGGTGTTATCACGCAGATTGTATACGAACTTCAGCCACCAAGACTAGAGTTCAAACAAATATTTGAATGGACATGGGAAGATGTAGATGAT